TAATCGTTAAATGCATATAAGATACAGAACAAGTGGCAGCCTTAATCAATTAGAGCTCGTCGAATGTGACATCACTACTATCAAAAAAGGTCCTTGTGGCTAGTGGATAATATTCCTTAATTGTTACATCTCTTCCTGCCCCAAAATACCTTTCAAAACAGTCCTTCTTGAACATTTTGGATCTTTTAATGATAAGTTCAAGATCAGAAACTGTTGAATCTCGAACTGCATCCCCCATAACATATAAATGATCAGTTTTGAAGTTTAACAAGACTGATATAGACCTATTTACAGCAGATCTGATTGAATCTTTTGGATCCTCTGAATATTCGTCCTTGTACTTATTAATAATCTGTCGAGCATTCTCTACAACAAACCGTGTTGCATAGGCTTCAAACCATCTGGGAGTGTGTGATAAGAACCGAATAATTTCAATTGTTGATGGTTCACGGTCGAGTTTCCTCCTAACAATGTTGCAGTAAGATTCTGTAAATCTAACTCTCTGGCGGGTGGTTTTCTTAATCTGACCTGGCTTAAAAGACACATCAGTTAAATCAGCAAAATCGTTATCAATATAGTCCATTGCCGACTCGATAATATCACCACCAGTTGTTTCAAATTCAAAGAAATCCAAATCGTAATCATCATCTTCTTTTGCATCGGCTTCAACTGCAGAAACTGACTCATTAGTATCCACATCATCCCAGTTCTCAGGAATTATTCTAAATTCTTCGTATCTTGGTACCATAGGAATCTTACTAGCAAGTAAAGGTATTTTGAGTGTTACTCGATCAATATCAAGAGGTTTATCAGTAAATATGGATTCGATTTCTCCAAGTACTCCTATCTTTCTATCACCATTTGCTATCAGACTGGCAGGGTCAAACAATTGAGATGTTATATCGTATACAGTAACAAATCTTCCTTCGACTATGCGTCCTAATGAGAAATTACTATTACTTTCAACTAAACCACTAAAGGTAGAAGTAAACTCTATTTTTGCAGAAGTTATCACTTTGGCAAATTTGACAGTAGAGTTAGATAAAATCAATGTCCCAACTGGTATAACTGAGTGTGGTGCGACAAAAATGCGTCCGGATTCCATGTATATAACGGGCACATTTGAGCTTGTTTTGATAGACTTTTCAAAAAGTGCCGGATTGACTTCTTTATCCAGACATTCCCTGACACTACGACATGAATTGTCAGTGAACGTGTTGTTCAGCAGAACTTTCATCGGTATAGTGATATCTGGTGATGGACCCCACTCTTTACGATCTATTGTTATGGTCATTGAGCCATTTCTAGTCTCTATTGCCAGATTCCGATCTCCTCTATAAGTTATACCCACTTTGCAATCGCTACTAATATCATAACTCTTCCTAACATATCTCTGCTCTTTAATATACCAAACAGACAGAGCATAGCTATAAGCTTGGTACTCATCTTCATACTCCATTCCAAGCTGTTGTGAAACTATATTAGCCGCACAAACCAGAGCCTTCTTTACCTTATCATGCATTGGAAGACTCATAAATATTGTTGGAGAAACAGACCTGAGTAACTCAGAGAAGGAACGACATGCATGGTCCAATTTTGTCATGGCAACAGGAACAGTTGATACTGAAGATGATGTGAATTCATCAAGGAACTTGACTCCAGACCTAATAATCTCCTCTTTGCTCTTGTTAGAATTCTGGATATAGATTAGGCCGCTTGACATTGAGACAGCAATCTGTTCAAGAGTTCGACAATAGTTTTCTCTCACTGAATCCTCTCTGTGAGCTGATATTATCCTCCGTACAATGGAGTATTCAGAACCAGAATAAATGTTCCTAGTGACTAATAGGCGGAAGAATTCATCATCAACAAATACCCTCTTAACATTCGATAACAGTGTAATCCTAGCTCTATCATTAGAACGAAGTACATTGACTGCAGTATTGAATGAAGCCCTGTCAGTTTCAGCATTTGAAAACCCAAATAAGAAGACAGATGTCTCCGAAGCTGTAGGGCGAAGGAATGTGAATCTTGACACTATTTTCTCGAAATCTCGGTCTAAATATTCCTTATTCTTTATTAAATCTCTAGATCTAGTTAATGACTCTGGGTACCATTTAGCGATAATAACATTTAAAGGCTTATTCTTTGTTGATATATTCTTCATAGCAATTACAGATGAGCATGTTGATCTTTTATATGAAGCCCTCCTTGTAATGCAATGACCATCATCCCTCCCAAGCATATGGCTAGATGAGTACTCGTGGAGCAAACTGAATGAGTCATTCGAACTAAGCAACCTATTTATTTCAATTCTAGAAATAGCAATTTCATCCATGTACTTCGGATCAACCGATTCCTCCGCATATTCCTTAACCGTTTCAATAAATGATTTCAACATTTCAGGTTTAATTTTAGACTTCTCGAGATGAGGACCTATGTAACAGACTTTCGATGATGACATCCTAGCCATTCTAATCATATTTGAAATGTCGTTTTCATACGAAAAAGCAACCTTAGATTGGAATGAAAATACTCTATTACCCATTTTTAATAAAAAATCATCTGCACCAATAGGATCGATGAATGGAAGCCAAGGTTCATTGAGTATCTTCTCCTTTATAATTATAGGGTTTGATCCATATGTTTCCTCAAAGTGTCTAGTAATATTGCCAACTTTAGAATTCAGTCTAACCATGTAATTAAGCCCGATTGATGATGACAACTCTTCTTGAGAATAGTCATCAAGCTCTGCATCTACCATCAATGAGTTTTTCGGAGATAACAGTCTTAGTATAGACTTAACTGATTTCTCACTACCATTATCCAAGACTCGAGAGATAGCATTATGCTTAAGTCCGGTTATCATCTCTGAAATTGTCAATATTGGGAAACCACCAAGCTCTACTGGGCAAAATTCTCTTTTACAGCCAAATATTTTCTCAACGTCTCGAGATTCATTATTCCCGAAGTTGTAGATAGAGTCTAAGTGGCGTCTAAGTGTAAGCTGGAATAGCAGGCAATTCACTTCTGTAATACCATGCTGGGCTAGTGCTACAATACCATTAAATCCGGAGGTTACATCTGTACCATAGGATATAGCTTTGCAGTTAGAGGATAGCGCACCGTATTCAATATACCTTCTACTAACAACAGAATCATCCATCAAGAAATTTGAATTGTATTCTCCAATTCGTACGCTAGCAATACTCTTCTCTCCAGATTTTTTCATATTGAGTAATCTTGATGCAACCTCTTCGATTTTTTCAAAAATCAAAACAGACCTGATAGTCTCAGATTTAAATCTACTTTGGAATTCTGCTGTGTCTTCATCCTTAATTTTTGCTATGCGAGCAGATCCAACAGTTTCCTTATCGTCAGAGCCAACAAGAGCCTTGGTGGTGATCTGGATCCCATGAGTGAGTTCAAAAGTATCCATAATTTTACGAGCTAGTTTTATTTTAGCAACCGCATTAACTGATGAACCGAGATTGTATATCCCCTGCATCATTCCAATAACTAGGGAGAAAGTAATCTCTCCGGTCTTAGCAAAATTCTCATAAATGGTTTTTTGAAAACTATCCATTGTCCCAGAGTCATACAAACTAGTCCAGTAAGTAAAAATCTCTTTAGGAATTTCAATCTTCTTATCCATCATCTTCATTGCAGCAAATAGTACCATATTAAACAGTTTAGGATCTATTGGATCAAGGGATGGTCGCATTAGCATCGCCAACAAGAGAGCATTAGTACTGGGGCCCCAGCGTGTATGATCCTCATTCAGGAAGAAAGTCTTAAACATCCAAACTATCGATGTGTCTAAATCCTCTTCTGAAGTGAATTGTTTGTTCAAAAATTCCTTAGAGATAGACTCTTGCATAAAATATTTAGACGAAGCTTTAGAGATTGTTTCTTCTTCTAGGCATTGGCAGATACTCTCAGCAACTTTCTCAAAGAAAAAATTGTTTACTCTTGTTTCAAAATCCTGTATTGCGATCTCTCTTCCTCCTTTCCCATACTGATTCTTGGGAAACAGAGTTAAATAAGCTTGGAACCATTTCTTCACAACATTCTGTACCAGTGGAATTGTAGAAGTTTCATTTGTTCTAAAAACATGATCAGAGGTCAGTGTAACAGCCTTGCTTTTCATATCACATTCTGCGAACCTTAGATCAGCACAACCATTTAGCCATTCATACTCTTTAGCTCTGCCCTTCATTACTGTCTTGTGTGTTTGAGGAACTTTCTTTATAACAGTTTTCTCTTCAACAACATAGGTAGATACACCATCAACCATCTTCTTTACACGAACTTTCTTAGTTAGGGACTTAGAGAATTCCTCCGACAGTGTAGTGCTGAGCCTCTCTTTGACCATGGACTTATTGGTTGCGAATTCAGACATAGAGCCTGAGAGTTTGCCAGACATTATGCCCTTCTTAACTTTATTCAATGGTATGGCATCCCTAATCAACTTGCCCGCAATGTCAACAGCCTTGATTGAGAAAGTAGTCAAGCCAGTCCCATAAATGACATCATAGTTGTAAGTAGATTCTTCAGAGAAACCACGAACTAAACTAGGGTCTTTAGCAAAATTATCATAATATTTCGCTGAAGATTCAGTCAGCTTGTTAAAAGCAGCAGCCATTGCATGATAACGACTACGGGTTTCTTTAGAAACACCAGAGTAAACGTAGCACTCTACTATAGCTTCAGTTATGTTAAGATTAGATCCGGGACCTAAAAGGCGTGGGAATGAGGCTTTAGTAGCTAATTCTTCAGTATCCATATTAGTTAATGACACTTTACATTCCCTAGCTGAATCAAACCAGTCCGTTATGCCATTTACAACTTGATGGTAGAAATACAAAAGTATCTCTTTCCTGCAAGGGCTATGCATCTTTTCTGTCATTTTAACTATTTCAGCTCTGATACCATTCAGAGACATAAATACATATCGCAGATCCATAATCATGTCTGATGTACTCTTATCATTATTGAATCTGAGAATGGTGTTAGTGAAAAAATAGCAAATTCTATCATCTCTACTAAGCGGCATGGTTCTAGACGAATCGAGTAGTAGGCCTAGACATATATCATAAACAAATTTCTTTGTCACCATATGATGGGCAACGTTTAGACAATCAACACTTATTGGGTCAGTATAGATTATATCGTCGCCATTAAGATTTGAGTGAACTGAAGAAGAGTGGGCAGATCTGAATGGGAAGTCGTCATTAGCTTGGAGCAAGCTTGCCATTTGAATATATCTCTTAGAGTTCATCCGAGATAGTTGCTGACCTCCATACACTACCAACATTGTGGATTCTGTACCTAACGATGAAAATGAAATATCCATTTTTTTGGTGTTAACTTCAGCTAAAAAAGCTATCTCTTTATAAACCTTGTCGTAAAACTCAGCTAGAGCAAAAACATTTGTCCTTTTGATAGAAGAGAACAGGTTATATATTTGGAGAACGGATTCAGATCGAATATCGTCAAATAAAGGCTGCTTTGTCTCAGATATCAACCCATCAAGGAAACTGTCATCAGCAGCTGTACCTTCAGCAATAAACCAATCAACTAAGAGGTCTACCTTAGAGAGATCATGATCCCAAGATAGGAAATTGGGATTGTCCTTTTGAGTTCTTTTATCCTTTCCAAAAAAATCCAAATAACCAATACCAACTACACGTGCAATTGTTGCCGTTAAACCAGATTCGATGCCTTCATAATCAAATCTAATAGTTCGTTTACCTATCACTCTACCATGATGTTTCCTGTAGGATGGTATCTGAGTATTTGAGAAGTGAGCCTTAGCCTGTTTAAGATCAAGCCCTTCAGGAATCTTGAATCCACCTATGAAGACATCCTTTGATTCTTGTGTGAAAACAGAGCTGGCTGCTAGGAAAATCTTTGATAAATGGTTATCATCATTAGTGCAAAGTCTCATTGACTCTAATAGCCGGATAGTAGCCGTTTTGGGTTCTAGAGAAGGAATAGTTCTAAGCAAAGGTATTGGAACAGACTTAGAGAAGTGGCAATATGTATCCTCAATACCATCAAATTTCATTTTTAAGGCATCAACAGCTTCTTTGCAACTTTCTTTGTTAACGGAGTGTTTCAATAGAGTCTCTTGATCCATATCCATTATCTCTTTAATCATTGGTTCTATCCTAGCAATTAATCCACTGTAGAAGACATGATCGTCGATACTGTCATGGGTGAAACCTTCAAAAATACCCTTATTGTCAATATAATCATTGAACATTTTGCGGCTTCCAAAACATTGGTTGATAACGTTTTCAGGTATTTGATTGAAATCGACATCAACTGGTGAGAAAGGAACTTTGCGATCAGGATCTTCCCCGTTTAACAATGAATCAATCACTAGGAAATCAGGGTTATCACGACAATGATTCATTGACTGGGTATATATATGCATGAGATTGGATGCCATTAAGATATCTTCATAAGGAGCTCCGAGTGCTCTCATAGTAATATTTATATCTCTGTCGTTCCTTCGGATTGCAATTGCATTAACTGCAACACTTTCTCCTAAAGCTCTCCAATAAGAGTATTTTGTAATTTTACGTTCTCTTGCAATTACAGGGTCACCCTCAGTTAGAGTAACATCATATACCTCAAGGATAGTCCCGTCATAAAAAACAGCATCTGGAGTTTTCCTAAGGTCAGATTCTTGGACATCTCCAACGAATGCAATATTGAAGCGAGAGCTGACGGCTCGAATAGTATTTTGAGATTCATCTTGAATCGTAGTACCTTTATGATTACAGAGAGCTTTCACAACATAGTCATGCTGAGTATTCCTAACTGCGTTAATGAAGTCGTAACAGTATTGAGGAGGGTAGGATGATAGAGGCGTCAGTTCAGTAGAAATGAGTGATTTTGCCATAGCGCTCAAGATATCAGAGGGGGTTTCTAACATTCCAGTCATAGAAACGAACAAAAAAGGCAGTAGTAAATCAAGTCGGATTGGTCTAATTGTTAGTAGTTGTCAAGATTGATCTGGGG